CGGAAAGGCTTCAACGACTGCTTTGAATGCACTCACCAACAGAGTGAGTACTGCTGAAGGTGAAATTGATACTGTTCAGAGCTCTATTACAACTTTATCCTCAGCCGTTGACGGTAAGGCGTCTGCCACAGCTGTGACAGGATTGACCAATAGGGTGACGGCTGTTGAAGGAACTGCAACGGAAGTCGAACAGCGATACTTTGTGGATTTGGATAACAACGGTCGCGTTGCTGGTGTAGAGCTATATAATGGTACAGGCGGTTCAGCATTTAAGGTTGTTGCTGATAAATTCCAAATCTTCAACGGGACTTCGGATGTTTCCCCATTCACTGTAGCAGGAGGTGTAGTTAAACTATCCAATGCCACAGTGACCGGTCAGATTGACGTTAAGTCATCTACTAGCGGTCAACGCATGGAGATTAACAACACGACTATCACCATTTTTGACGCGTCAGGAAACGTCCGAGTAAAACTTGGAGATATCTAATTAAAATCATATAAATAGTTCATATGATTTTCAACAGGATATTACAATGCCAGCTATAATTCGACAAACCATGAGCAGGAATCTCGCAAGAGACCTGCTCAATGATGTTATCGCTTCAACTAACGAATACTATATTGGTATTGGTAAGTCTGACGTCTTTAACGATACAGATACGGTGATCAACCCTGTAGATAGTATATTGGAGGAAAAAGAGTTTCGCAATAACCTACAATCTATCAAGAAGGTTGAGGGAGCATCTTTTGCGGCCGCACGGTATAACTGGTCGTCGGGAATGGTCTACTCAGGTTGGAGTGATTCAGGAAATAGCCCATACCCATCTTACGTTTTAAACGACGCTAAGGAAGTATACCTCTGTCTAGAAACAGGCATGACTGAAACTGGCGAGATCAACGTTTCAACAATAGAGCCCAACTACGGTGCTCTTGGTGTCGATCATACCCAACACTTTAAAACAGGTGATGGTTATGTGTGGAAGTTCCTATTCTCGCTAACACCTGAAAATATCTATCAACATCTATCTTCAAATTGGATCCCTGTAGATCTTCCAGAAGAGTCACTGGCTGGCGGCGACTCAATCGAAGACTTACAGTTCCAGGTTAAGGAAGCGGCGGTCGCAGGACAAATTATTCGCGCAGAGATTGTTGATGCTGGATCCGGCTTCACTAATGCCCCTTCTATAGAGGTTCTTGGTGATGGGACTGGAGCGACAGCTACAGCTTACATTAATAACGGCACAATCACTAAAGTTGAAATGACTAGTTATGGTCACAGCTATACGCACGCAACTCTCGTGATTACTGGCGATGGGGTTGATGGTAAATTACGTGCTGTGATTACGGACATTAATGGACTTGGCTTTGATCCTATCAATGATATGAAGACCAGCTCTATAATGTTCAATATTAAACCTAATGGCGAAGAGGGTGGATCCTTTATTGTAGAAAATACATTCCGTCAGATGGGATTGATAAAAAATCCTCTTACTCCATCAGGTATACCATTCGCGGGTACCGCTTCTAAAGTGTTGCCTTCATTACAGCTAGCTGATACCTCACCCTTTGTGCCCGGTAAAAAGATTACAGGAATGCAAACGGGTGCTGTGGCATATGTAAATGAATCCCAGGATAACATGGTTCACTATCATCAAAATGAATCAACCGGATTTGTTAGCTTCAATACTGGCGAAAGTGTTTCGCAAGAAGGTATAGTTGTCACTGGAGTGATCAGCGATCAGCAGGTTAAAAATGGTATCGATCGAACCTCTGGAGATGTACTTTATATTGAGAATAGATACCGTATTAGACGTGATGCTGAACAGCAAGAAGACATTAAAATAGTGATTACAATTTAGGATAACCGATGAGCAATTTCACCAGTAAGACATTTAAAGAAACATATCGTGACTTTTATGATAAAGAAAGCGGTTATCATCGTGTTTTATTCAATTCAGGTAAAGCACTACAAGCTCGCGAACTAAATGAGCTGCAGACTATACTCCATGAAGAGATAGCGCGGTTTGGACGTAACATCTTTCGTGAAGGAGCCACAGTTAAAGCTGGTGGCTCAATAATCGACAACTCTAAAGAGTATATCCGGCTGCAAGCTGGTACTCTGGTGCCCGAGAATATTGTAGGACAACAGTACCAAAATGCGCAGGGAATCAAGTTCATGGTAGAAGAGTACCATGAAGCTACTGATGTAGATCCTCAAACATTATATGTTAGATACGTCGACACCTCTGCAGTAGTTGACACGAGTGTTCCTGCACGCGTCAACCCAAGCGAGATATTAACGCCCGTAGGAGCTACAACCTTTCCTCTTACCGTAGCTTTAGATGGAGACGTTCCTGCTGTGGGTACTGGAACTAGTATATCCGTCAACGAAGGAGTTTTCTTCGTTGCTGGCCATTTCGTTCACTCTCCTCAGCAATCAACTTACATCGACAAGTATAATTCCAAGCCAACCGTGGACTTTGGATTCCAAGTAGTGGAAAGTGTTATTACGGAAGGAGAAGACGTTACTCTATACGATAATCAGGGTGCTTTTCCAAACACCGCAGCCCCAGGTGCTCACCGATACAAGATTGAATTGACTCCCACTACCCGCGACGCTCTCACAGAGGAAGAAAACTTTGTGTTTGTAGCTCGGATTGTCAATGGGGTAATCACGCGTGAAGTTGACGCTAAAGATGATTATAATATCATTAACGACTTACTCGCTACTCGTACCAAAGAAGAATCGGGGGATTATGTAGCCCGCGAATTCAAAACAATAATGCAGGACAAGGATGATCTAACTCTAAATCTAGAGGTCACCCCAGGAACTGCTTATGTCGATGGCTACCGATTAGACTTCGGTACTACTAATTTAGATGTCGGGCGCGCTCGTGCGACCGGTACCGTAAACAATGATAGCGTAATAGCCCAATACGGTAATTACGTGATCATCGACCCTACCCAAAGTACCGGATTGAGCGAGTTAACCTCATTCGATCAAGTTAGCTTGGGTAATGGGGGGACTGCAAACGTTCGTGCTATTGAAAACGTAGGCGGTGAATATAGGCTTTATCTTTTCAATATACAAATGCCTGTAGGGTCCAACTTCAGAGACGTAACAACTATCACTGGAGTGAGCGGTTCGTGCACATTAAAAGTTCCTGGCCTACTTGGCGGAATCGACAACACGTTACTGTTTCCACTTCCTCACTCACGTCCTCAAGGTATTGTTGATACTAATTTTACCTCACAGCGTACAATCGAAGCTGTGGCAAACAGCTCTGGTGAAATACTAATTTCCGATACTATTAATGGGTCATATCTTCCCGTAATATTCCAGACTGGAGTAGGTCTTGCCACTGGGTGGAGTACAACATCAAATAAAATTACTGGGCTCACGCCTTCGACTCCATACATAGTCACATATTACTTTGAATCATCTAACCCCAGGGTTAGATCTAAAATCCCAGTCACTATAACAGAAAATGTTACTATTGGTGACGGCGTAGCCCCTGTACAAGGCCCAACATTTATACAGGGTACTACAATGTGGCGAGTGGAAAACAGAACTGGAGCCGCAAGTATTGTGTGGAACGGTGAGCTGATTACTACAGCTAGTGGTGCATCAGATATCACTACCCTTAATGCTGAAGGATTCCAGTATACTCGCGGAAGCACTCAAACGCCCACGTTTACAACTACCTTTACGGCTCCAACATCTACCAATCTAAATTATGTAGACTTCGTAGGTAACTATGTCCGACCACTAGACTTTACTAGGGTCAGAGCCAGCATTTACGCTGCGCCGGGTTTTACGCGTGTGGAAGAAGAATCATACTCTAGATTTTTAGAGATTGAACTTAGACCAGGTGAGCCTGACTTTCTAGAGCTACCTTTCACCCGAATGGCAACTAACACTTATGCTGGTCCAGGCCGGGCAAGTACATTCGTCGGAAACTATACGCGTAGCTCCTCATATACCCGATCTAGAGCAAGTACCTACACCGGTTACTATACTCAAGGAGAGGGAAGCACTACGGGCGAGAATTATACCTATTATGCCGTATCTCGTCAAGCGTTGGCCAGTAGCCTAGATCTCTCCGCTATCACGTTAGATTATGCTGATGGCACCAAATTAGTTCAGATCGTTGATGCTTCAGGTAACGACGTTACTGGGTCATTTGAGTTTGATGGCGGTCAGCGTGATAATTATTACGGACCAATTAAACTTAGACTGAAATCTGGATTAACTGCAGAAGCAGGTTCTCAGTATACTGTTATTTTTCAGCACTACTTCCATGGGGACGGGGACTATTTCAGTGTCGAGTCGTACCCTACAATTTACAGTAACGTACCGTCATATAAAACATCTTCTGGTGATACAATACAACTGACTGATGTATTAGACTTCCGTCCGGTAATTTTAGCGGATGGTATTCAGTCGAGTAGCATCAACACACTACCAAGAAACAAAAGTATTATCAGCGTCGACGCTACTTACTACTTACCGCGTATAGACCTTCTGGTAGCTAATACTCTAGATTCGAGGGGTAGACTTGGTACTGGACGCCTACAAATAATTGAAGGTGAGGCGGCGCTAGATCCCCGTCCACCTCAAGTGCCGGTTGGTTCGCTATCATTATTCCAGATAGATCTGAATGCTTATACAGCAGATAAGAATGATTTATCTACTACTAGGATTCCGCACAAACGGTTCACTATGCAAGACATTGCAAAGTTGGAAGACCGAATCGATACCTTGTTTGAGCTTACCACACTTAGCTTACTCGAAGCAGATACAGCAACACTGGCGGTATTGGACGAGCTCGGTAATAACCGTACCAAATCAGGATTCATAGCTGACAACTTCAGATCACTAAACTTCTGTGATTTGAATAACCCCGATTATCGCGCTTCAGTTGAACCAACAAGTGGAGAGTTGATGCCGTCGTTTAGAGAGAACTCTGTGCGTCTCGCTATGAGGCAAAGCTCGGCTGTTAAGAAAGGGGATGTTGCAGTACTGCCTCATGTTAACACGTTACTAGCTAGTCAGCTACTGGCCACTGGCAGAATGAATATCAATCCGTTCGCTGTAATTACGCAAACCGGTCACATGACATTATCTCCAGCTACGGATGAGTGGGTAGAAGTACGTCAGCTGCCCGAGATTATGCAATCCAACGTACGTCGAACCAGCACCGATAGAACTGGTGGTGGGCGCGGTGGTAGGGTTACATCGCGAATCGTAGAAACCACTATCCAAGAGTTTTTAGGAGAGCAGGTTGTTGACGTTGAAGTAGTGCCGTTCATGAGATCTCGTGAAGTTTATTTCCGGGTCGAAGGACTGAGACCAAAAACTAGAATGTTTGCCTTCTTCGGTAACCAATCTGTGCAGCCATGGGTGCGTCAAGAAAATGTATTTAGACTTTTCTCCGATAACCCAAGAGAGTCCGGAAGTGAGTTTGCTAGCGCTAGCGGACACCCGAATGGGTCTACAGAGCTAGTAACAGACGACAACGGTGTATTGATTGGGTCATTCTTTGTACCAAACACCCCCAGTATGTCATTCCGTACTGGTCAACAAGAATTTAAATTACTTGACGTTAGCATCAACGATGACGATATGGCTATTTCATCATCGAGAGCTAACTATGAATCGGTCGGTCGTATTGATGCGGTACAACGCACCATTCGCAGTACACGAATCGTAGAAACTATCTCTGAGCGCATAGATCCTCTCGCTCAAACGTTCTTCATCGATCAAGTCGAGAATCCTAATGGGTTGTTCCTAACCCATGTTAAAGTATTCATGGAGAGTAAAGATAGCGCGATTCCGTTACAAGTACAAATCCGACCCGTAGAAAATGGCATACCAACTACACGAATCGTCCCTGGATCAAATAAGTTTGTATCCCCTTCGAATATCAACGTGGTGCCATTAACGCCCGATACTGATATAGCAGATGTTCGATTGTTTGGTGGTACAGATATTGATTTCGATGAACCTGTGTATTTAACCCCAGGTGAAGAGTATGCCATCGTACTGTTAGCCGAATCGGTTGAATACAACGCGTACGTTGCTGAAACCTACGAGTTTATCCTTGGGCCGAATCAGCGAGAAGGTAGAGTGGATAAGCAGCCAACTCTTGGCTCACTATTCTTATCACAGAATGGTTCTACTTGGACACCCGATCAAACGAGAGACTTAATGTTTGAGTTGTATCGCGCTGAGTTTGATACAACTGCTAATGTAGTGTTATCTAACACAGAAGTACCTAAGATTACATTAGGTCCAAATCCTATCTCAGTTGAGAAGAATAGTGCGTTAGTAAACATTGCCCATCAGGGTCATGGATTCAACGCAAATGACGAAGTTGAGATTAGTGGCGTCCAGGGTACTATTGGAGGAATCCCTGCAGCAAGTTTAAATAGTACCCATCTAATAGCAAGTGTGTCTTGGGAAGGATATCAGATTAACGTGGGGACAGTAGCCACCGCTTCTGTACTAGGAGGAGGCTCTTCAGTTGTAGCAAGTGAGCAGATCATGATTGACGAGATGACTCCTAACATTGCCAACATCACTCCTAACGGAACACGTATAACGGCAACAGTAACTCAAACATCTGGAGCCTCGTTTGGAGGAAACCGTAACAACCCTCTGTATAATGGTGCATATTCATCTGTGGGCTCAAAGCAGGTATTCATCAACGATCTCAACCTGAACGATAGACCGACGATTATAGCATCGCCTGATGACATGACCTTCAACATCACTCTATCAACCACTGATACTAAAGTATCTCCCTTGATTGATCTTCAACGGGTATCAGTAATGACACTAGAGAACGTTATTGATATGGGAACGGCTGCTCAGCATATTACTACACCTGTAATCCTAGATGAGTCAGCTGTAGGGCTTAAAATACTATTTTCGGCCCATCGGCCAAGTACAGTCGAGTTTGAGGTTTATGTTAAAACAGCAGCAGACGAATCTTCACTAGAGGTATCTGAGTGGGTGTTGGTTGACGCTGATAATAACATACCGAGTGACGAGAGTCGAAACGTGTTTAGAGAATATTCATACACCATAGACACTGATGATCAATTCAATATATTCCAAGCTAGGGTTGTAATGCAATCAACCAACTCTTCGAAGATTCCTATCATCAGCGACTTCAGAACAATAGCGTTGGCTGTTTAATATGTTACAAAAAGTAAAGGGTCACACTCATCTAATGAGAGATAAAAGAACCGGAGCGATTCTCAATATGGATCGCTCTGGGATTTCTCAGGCCAAAGCTAGAAAAGCTGCTCATCAACAAGAGCTGGATAGAATAAATACCTTAGAGAAAGAGATAGCAGAAATAAAGTCGTTGCTTTCTCTAATAGTGGAGAAATTGTAAATGGCTTTTCAAATAATCAATCTAGCTGATCACATCAACGCCGCTGTTGATAAGATGAATGAAAACTTCGACCTTATCAGCTGGACGGCGGATAGCGATGCCATCAACAATACCATCAATAATTATATTGATAGCGATGTCATCAACAATATTATCAATAATTATATTGACAGTAGCGTAATTAATCAATTCATAAACAGCGACACTATCAATAACTACCTCGATCAAAGTACTATAATTAATATTATAGATTCGGATTTCATACAATCCATAATACTTAATTTGAATCTTGATGGTTCTATAGACTCGAGTCAATTTTACAGTATATTAGCTGAGACTGGCTTAGTAGCTAGAGTAGATAATGTTGAAGGGGGCTTAGTATTATTAGCCCAAGACTATACCAATCTATCAACCAACTACACTAATCTAGATTCAGATGTATCAGCACTGTCGACTGCTTATAGTGGGTTAACTTCCCAGATATCTGTGCTCGATAGTGGCATTGAGGTATTATCACAGGATCTGGTGAGTTTAGAAGCTCAATTTACTGGCAGTATCGAATTGGATTCCGCAGTAATTGTGCAAGCGATTGGTGGCGCACTCACCACATTAGATACTAGAATAAATGCTAACTCAGATGAGATCAGTGTTGTCTCTCAGGCCGTTACGAACTTATCAGCTGACCTATCATTACTTGATAGTACATTATCCCCCCTAATACAAGCTAATTCAACAGCAATTTCTAATCTTGTAGCATCTGCCACAGCTAACTCGGATGAGCTTGAAGTACTATCCGGCCGGTTTGATAGCTTCCAAGTAACTCTACAAAATGCCATTGATAGTGGATTAGAGATCAACCCAGATGATGTTGCTGCAGCAGTGGGTGGTATTACTGATGATTTATATACTAGAATTTACGCAAACTCTGATAAAATCGGAGTTGTATCTGCATCAATAACAAGCCTAAACTCTAAGCTAACGTTACTCGATAGCGCTGGGGCATTAACCGATGTAATTGCAGATGCGGTGTCCGATCTCAGAGCCGAAGTTGTAGCAGGCGACAGTGGCAATTTAAATGCTATTTCCCAGTTAGAGGTAACTCTTAACAACAAAATCGATAGTGATGTCCAAACTGCGTTGACAACATTATCAAATACATATGTTACGGATGGAGAGCTCACTACAGCTGTACAGAACGCAACCACATCACTAACACAAACGATTAATAATACGGTAGCAACCGCCGAGCAGACCCTCAACACTAGAATAGACGGTATCGATCTTAGTGTTGAAGTTGGGTATACTCTAAACTTAGATGCTAATGGTCATGTAGCTGGTATTGAATTTAACAATAATGGCGAAACTGCCGCTATGTCCATCTTTGCTGATAAGTTTGCTATAGTAAACTCATCGGACAGTGCTATTCGGCCATTTACCGTCGACGGTGACCAGATTCTACTATCAAACGCTACTGTTACAGGATCCCTAAATATAAGCTCTAGTAGTACGAACGGGTCCATGACAATGACTAATGACTTAATGCAGATATTTGATGCTGGTGGTAACCCCCGCGTTAGATTTGGCCGGCTAGCATAAAGGATTAAAAAATGGCTGATTTTACAGTATCGTATACAAGGACATTATCATTCGCAGGGAACTACGTAACGTCGTTCACTCGAAATCGTGTATCTTCGTATAGCTCCGATACAACAAATACATTTTCTGCAACCTTTACGCGACTGCGCCCGTCAACCTATACCAGGAATAGACAAAGCACTTATTCCGGAACATTTGTTAGAACTTTTTCTGGGTATTATAGTAGAGCGTTTGCGGGTAATTATTCCCAATCATTTGCTGGGACTTATACTAGAACGTTCACCGTTTCTAGAGTCTCTGCATACACCAGAGACAGAACACAAAATTTTACTAGAACACGAACGTCGGTAACGAGCTCTCGACTTTTCGTTCGTTCATTTTCCAGATATCAATACTTTACCCCATTTTACACTAGAGTGGGTAGTCAAGGATATTTTGCTGCGGTGTATACGGCTTATTATGGTGGGACCTACAGTAGGACTATATCGCGTACTGGTACAATAACATCTATATTATTCACCGCTCCTAATGGGGGGATTGAGCCGTAATGCCTGAATCCTATTATACAAGAACCTCCACATTTACTAGAATTAGCACCCGAACAGGAGGCACTACAGCTGACTTTTCAGGTACTCCAAGAGTCGTAGATTATACTAGGACTAGAGCAGGTACTGCTAGTACTCGACTAATATCATATGCGAATTTTGAGGATGGTAACGAAAGTACTGCGTTTTATTCTAGGTCATTCGTCGGCGATTTCATTGGAAACTTCACCGGTAATTATGTTAGATCGTTTAGTAGATCTAGAACCGTAGAGTCAATTGGGTATTACTCGAGAAACTATATTGGGTATTACACAAGAGCGTACCAAGGGTTTTATACAGTATCATCAGCTGGGGGATATTCGCGGTTATTTGCCGGTAACTATGCCCGATCATTCCTAGGAGTGTATTCCAGGGGGTACAGCGGATTATATACTAGAAGCTCTACGAACACATTTAGTGGAACATTCACCAGAACTTCTGTAGGCGACTATACAAGAACTACGACTCGTGTTAGTACAATTTCTGGTGGTACTGGAGCTCCTCCTACGTATACTGGTGCGCCAGCATCAGATGCTGAATATGGTCTGGTGGTATATGGACCAGATGGTGTAACTGAAATTATCAACCCTACAACTAGAGTATTAAACCTAGTATTTTACGGTAGTGTTTCGGTTGGACCATACTCAACGACAAATATTACAATAGAAGATGTAGGGGATCCTACCAAAGTTATTGTAGCGTTTGGTTTCAGGTATACTTCTATAAGCTATTCTGTATCAGGCAACACACTGACAGTGATAAACGATCGCTCTACCGCATCAGCTCCAGTTATAATAGCAGCGAGGATAGCATAATGAGTTACGGATTAGTTGTTAAATCATTTGATGGTGGCGGTAACGAGATTATCCAACTTGATACCGAGCGAGGGCTTGTCAACTATGTTATCACCGCCATGGGGTCTGGGTGGTCGGTACCTGTTTCCGGTTACGGTAAAAACAGATTAGTGTTCATTAGACCCCATACCGACGCTAACGGAAACTATGTACAGGGAGTAGACGACGAGGTAGCTATTTTAGCCGGTACCCTCGGTGGCCCAGTTATGAAATTTGTATCATCCGACTACGCAGCATATAACCGTGATGGGTTTGCTTGGAATCAAGCGTATGCCCTAAGATCCGTCCAGTATATTATTATGGAAGATGTAACAAATGTAACCGCGGTTGGCGAGTATGGTTTACAAGTGTTGACGGCTGGTGGGGAGTCTGCCTTCGATTCTAGAAAAATTAAATTCAATGCTGGATTACGCGTTAATTCTATTATTCCAGCTAGGGCTCTTAATGGATATGGCTCCGATCCAATTAGTACGGACGCCTCAAAATATATCAGCGCTGACTGGACTTACTGGGATTCCTTAGGAAGTAAAGCCTGCATAATCCCACAGCCTGGTACTCAAAATGCATACCACCTAGATATGGATAAGGATGAACCTGATCCAGCGGGTGGTCAGGGGTTCGAACCAACGTATTATTATGATAATTATGGTCCTATATGGATTGCTGAGCAAATTTAAAAAGAGGAAATTATTGAAATGACAACAGTAGTAAAATATGTAGCTAAAATTGAGGAAGATACTGGCCGTATCATGTGTGTAGAATTTCCTCAAGCATCAGTACCACCAGAAGGTACTGAAAATGGGATTACCACAGTTCACGTGACGCCTGATAGAATGACAGAAGGCTTCATGGGCCCTGGTTGGAACCCCTTACTGCATTTTTGGGATGGATCATCGTTCGTATATGTAGGAAAACCTCCAAATCGTCACGCTATATATAATGGTACTGATTGGGAGTGGGATGCTGTGGCATTCATGAACGACATCAAGGGTATACGTAACAATAAACTATACAAATCGGATTGGACTCAATCTCCCGATGCACCATTAACAGAAGAGGAAAAGCAGGCGTGGGCAGTATATAGACAACAACTACGCGACTTTCCGTCAACATTAGACAACCCTGCTAGTTTAGAGGAATTGGTATGGCCCATGCAACCATAACATATATTCTCTCCCCTTTCTGGTAGAAATACTATACTATGAAAAGTTATTATAGTCAAGTTATTTTTTGTGTTGACTTTGACTGATAAATAGCTTACACTAAGACTAGTGGATGTCCTAATAGAGATGCACTAGTCTTTTGATTATCTGTAAGGATAAAACTTATATAAATAAACGCATCCTATTAACTTTTAAAAAAGAGAGCGATTAAAAGTGTCAGCATCTAGTATCCCATTAAAAATACTGAATTCAGATGGTGACCTGAAGGAATTTACGCCGTTAGAAGAAAATTATCTGGCGTATGCAGTAGGACAAGCATTACTAAACCCAACTGATGTTGGTTCACTAACGCTTAGCCCAACGGGAGTTGCTGTCGGTTCTTATGTTGATACATACTTCAACCAGAGCCCCGGAACTCACCCTGCCAGCCAAATCACTTCTGGTTCAACTACTACGACCCTTCGTCAGGTAGCGGGACCAGCAACTGAAAGCGGCCAAAACATTCCTGTAGGTTACTACGCCCAAGATCCTAATCCCGGTTTCTACGAAATGGTAGACGCGGACTTATCCAACTTAGCTAATCGTGTACTCGGTAACATGGTCCAGAATGACTATATCGGTACCTATCGATTGGCAGCATCTTCACCTGGATCAGATTACTCTATCCATATAGCGAACGTCTTCACTGACACGCGTGGGGATGGGGTATCTACAAACTATCACATCTATATTCGTAACTCAATGACGGCCGTTGGAGCTGTTCGTCCCGTTCGCGTACGATACGACGGCTCGAACTTTGGTGGCTTCCAAGAGATGACTGATGCTGAGATCCAAGACGTGTTGGGTCAGCGTATCAAGACATTGAGATCGTCAGTTGGTAGTATTGGTAGCTATCAATTACTTTCTTCAGCTCAAGGCGCACCCATCGGTGGTGGTACGTGGAAGGTTGTTGGTACAGCCGTAAACACCAAGCTAACGACAGCTCAAATCGATTATACGCGCAGCCGCAACTCGAGCTACGTACAGACCCGAGTTTCAGCCTACACGCGTAACAGAGTGTCTACCTTTAGTGGTACATATTCACGCACTACAAGCCAAGTATTTGTCGGCAATTACGCTGGTAACTATAGCCGCGACTTCGCCGGCAATTATTCACGAGGTTTTGTAGGGGAATATACTGGCGATTTCGTAGGAGTATATTCTCGTTTACGCTCTTCAGCTTATTCTGATAACTATGCCCGTAATCGTATTTCGACTTACGCTGGCACATATTCACGCAATCGTGTAAGTACATATTCGCGTAACCGAGTCTCAGCCTATGCTGGTACGTATGCTCGTAATAGGGTGTCGTCTTATGCTGGCACATATTCGCGTAACCGCGTCTCAGCCTATGCAGGCACGTATTCACGCAATCGCGTAAGTACATATGCTCGTACTCGTCTCACGGCATTTTCTGCCGACTACACAGGCGTATACACGCGTGCACGCGCATCTGTTTATACACGAGCTCGCGTTTCAACTTACTCTGCTGACTACACTGGCACGTATTCCCGTGCTCGGGTCTCTGCATACTCTCGCGCGCGCACATCGGCGTATGCCCGTGACCGTGTAACCGACTTTGCTGGTAACTTTATTGGTAACTATAGCCGCAACTTCGTAGGAGATTACTCTCGCGGGTTTGCTGGTAACTACGCGCGCGGCTATGCTGGTAACTTTGTCGGTAATTACGCCACAACATATACTGGCGACTTCGTAGGTAACTATGCACGTGGGTTTGTCGGCGATTATGTTGGCGACTTCGTAGGCAACTATGCTCGTACCAGGGTAACGAACTATACGCGCGATGACGCTGCGACATTAACCTTTACTCGAGTACTAGCGTATACTGGTAACTATTCAACTGCCTATACCCGTGACCGTGTAACCAACTTCACCACGAGTCCATCGTATTCACGTACACGTATTACAAACTATGTAATATCGCCATCGTATTCACGTACACGTATTACAGACTATGCAATATCGCCATCATACACGCGCGCTCGTGCCGCTACGCTAGATTATACGCGTACCCGAGCTGCGAGCTACACTGGTGACTATGCCCGTACAGCATACTATACTGGCAACTATGCTCGTGTAGCATACTATACTGGCAACTATGCTCGTGTATATTACTATACCGGTAACTACGCTCGTTCATTGACTTACACTGGTGACTTCGTAGGTAACTATACTAGAACTGGTGCAGTAGCTTATACCCGTAATAGGGCTGCTATAGGGTATTATTCGCGAAATCTGTCGTACTCTAGAACTGGAACATCATACTACGTTGGTCCTCCAAGTCCACCAATAGGGCCAGATCCTGGTGATCCTCAGATATACACACGAACCGCCACTACATATTATTCGCGAACTGTAATATACACGCGCACAGTAACATACGCTGGGAACTATGCTCGTAATGTAACATATGATTATACTAGGACGAGAGCTACTAACTATACCACCGTCCTAGGTTACTCACGCGATCGTGCTTACTATCCAGCGTATTCTCGTGATCGTGCTTACTATCCAGCGTATTCTCGTGATCGTGCTTACTATCCAGCGTATACTCGAGTTCGCGCAGCTAGCTATGTAGGAAACTATACTAGGGCAGTAACATACACTGGCAACTATGCTCGTACGTTAATTTATACTGGCGACTTCGTAGGTAATTATGCTCGTACGTTAACTTATACTGGCGACTTCGTTGGCAACTATGCTCGTACGTTGGTTTATGCAGGAAACTTCGTAGGCAACTACGCTAGAGCTTATGTTGCGGACTATACACGTACTGGGTATTATACTCGCGTTAGCTCGTACATCGGGGATTTCGTCGGTGACTTTGTTGGAGAGTATGCTAGAACTTCGGTTCGTACAAGCGTTCGTACCCGTAGTAGCGCATATGCTCGTACTCGTATTACAGACTACGTTGGCGACTTTACACGTACAAGTACGCGCACTCGATACTCCGCGTACGTTCGTACTCGCGTTTCAGCTTATGCTCGTACTCGTTCTAGTGCTTACGCTAGAGATCGTGTAACGAACTTTGCTGGTAACTTCATTGGCAACTATGCTCGTACCTTCGCAGGTAACTATGCTAGATCGTTTGCTGGTGAATACGTAGGTAACTATGTTGGCAATTATGCGAGAGCATTTACTGGAAATTATGCTAGATCGTTTGCTGGTGAATACACAGGTAATTATGTGGGCAACTACACCGGCGACTTCGTTGGCAACTACAGTCGTGCATTTGCTGGTGAATACTCAGGTAACTACAGCAGAACATTTGTTGGTGAATACTCCGGCACATACAACAGAACATTTGTTGGTGAGTACTCTGGTAACTATACTCGCGGATTCGCTGGAAACTATTCTCGTGGCTTTGCTGGCGAGTATATCGGAAACTATTCGCGCGGATTCGTTGGGGATTATGTAGGCAACTACAGTCGTGCATTTGCTGGTGAATATACAGGCAACTACACTAATGTATTCTCACGCACCCGCGTTAGCGCATACTCTCGTGCGCGTACATCATCGTATACCGATGATTATGCCCGTAACCGTGTATCAACATATGTAGGTGAATACGTTGGGGCATACGCCAGAGGCTATGCTGGAAACTACTCTCGAGACTTCGTGGGCAACTACTCACGAGCGTTTGTTGGTAACTATGTTGGTATGACTATCCAGCCAACGTTCAACATTGTTGAGACGTATACGTTGTATGTAAGGGTTGCCTAACCCCATAGAAGTATGGTATGATATAGGTAATAGTGGGTCATGGAAGACCCACTTTATTATACTAATATATAACACATGAATGATATGAATTTTTAATCTATTTGGAGTTTTTATAAGATGGCTACTAAAAAATGGCTTGATAATGCGTTCTGGGAAACAGATGAAAAGCAACAGCTTAATTGTATTCTAGAAATCGTTGACGATGAGGGGCGCGAAGTTCGACAGGTTATGAAGCTGAATCGTACAGACCGTGAGGGTAATCCTAACGCGATGTTCGAAGAGGTAGTTGAGGCGCTGGGCGAAGAAGCAATTGATCGAGAGACTTCAGATCGAGTTACGCGGAAGAAAGCAGAAGCTGATGAGAATAAGCAGCGCGACTTAGAACATCAGAAAGCGCGTAAGCTCGAGAAGTTATTTAACTATAAATTAGAAGCATTTGAAGTTGATGAGATTAAAGCATCTAAAAACCGTGCGCTCAAGGGTAAGCTGCGCCGCGCTAAATCGAGAATTGAAGTTGATTTATATTCAATTATGATTTTACAAGAAGCTCTTGAGGCCGGGACTGATGGAAAAGAGTAAGGGATTTGTTATAGTTGCGAGCAGAAATCGCAACTTTTATCTATACGCTATTAATCTCGCTGAATCCATTAGAGATTATTATGAAGACTGTAACATTTGCTTAGTTACAGAGGAAAGGTTTATTGACGATCGTGGTTACGATGTTGCTGATGATGTTATCTTCTGCGACGACCACTATCGCGCTAAGTTATGGGGTATGGCGAAATCACCATATGACATAACAATGTATATTGATGCTGACATGGAATGTGAGCACGAAGATATTATTAAAGTATGGGATGAGATGAAAGACTATGATATGGTTTTCTCTGAACTTACTGATGATCGTGACTACATCTACGCTGAGCGGGATTTTGACACCCCAGAGGGTAAATCTAAATTCATACTTTGCGGTGGTGTTTGTTTATACGATATGTCTAAGCCCATTGTTCGTGAGTTCATGCAAGATTGGTGGGATTTGACTCATAAGCAGATGAACGATACTTGGTGGCCTGATGGTTATGCTGACTCATTAAAATCTTGGGATCAGTTTAGCTTGTGGTGGTTGACCAATAAAGAAGAAAAATATAAAGATCTTAACATTGGAATCTTCGATGACGATTTAAGATGGAACTATTACAACGCACTAAATTGGGCGAGAACTCAGCCAGAAGGACCCGTAATTTTACGTCACTTCTCTGCTGGCTTAGAAAAGGATAAACCGATCTTATGACACAGATTAACGAATCATATGTAAAGCACGTGGATGTCAATAACCCAGAGCTGCTTGATATTTTAAACGAATACTCCCAACTATACACGTGGGACGGGCTCGAGGAACATTGCCACCTAACTGCGGCCGAGCATATTCTTCAACGTCCTCATTGGATGTCTGACGAGTATCTCCAGCAGGTTATGGATCAGGGCGAAGCTCATGAAGGCTTCCCCGATATGATAGTAGCCTATAACTTCAAACTTTCGGAGCGCGCTCACACATTCTTTAAGAGTGATGCTGATCCAGTATTCAAGCGCGACTTCACTAACAAGTTGGGTGAGCTTAACGACCGAATGATGAACTTCTTGTCTGTTAAGCATAACGCATTATGTGCCATCTACCCTCCAGGTGGATTCATTTCATGGCACAACAATGCCAATGCTCCAGGGTATAACCTAATTTTTACCTGGTCGGAAACGGGCGATGGTCACTTCTCTTATGTTCACCCCGAGACAAAGGAAGTTGTCAAGTGTGAAGATACCGCTGGTAAGTGGACTTGTAAAGCCACATACTTCGGTTCACATGAAGAGAAAGAAAAGCAGATGTACCACGCTGCTGAAAGTGAATGTTGGCGTGTTACAGTTTCTTATGTGTTCGATACGACAGATACTTCAGCTGAATTCCGAGAAATGGTCCTAGAGGACATATCTGCTGGGGCTTAATTGCCTATAATTTCATTTTCCTAGTTTCTAGTCCTTATAAATATAATTAATTGTTTTGTGTAGGCTTAGAACTAGGAAAATAAATGTCAACCACTTACGAAGATTTCACTATAGCTCAAGGATCCGATGTTGCGTTCCAACTCGAGCTCGTAGAACTTGACGGTTCCACCAAAAACCTCACTGGTTATTCAGTACAAGCTAAGATGAAAAAGTCTTATAACAGCGATACTGATAAAACTATTGACTTCACGGCCATTGTTGCACAACCTGCGACAGATGGTGTCGTAGTACTAAGTCTCACGAACGAACAAACAGATACACTATCTACCCGCGGTAGATACGTCTATGACGTTGAGCTCAACTATGTAGATAGTGATGGCTACACGATCGTAGAACGTATCCTAGAGGGAAAGATAAAGGTATCTCCGTCTGTAACGAGGTAGTATTATGCCTATAAGGAAAATATCCCCATCTAATCCTGACAGTACACATTATGTGTCGGGGGTAGGTACTGGTACTGCAACCAAGGTCAAAAGAGTAACCGTTGGTAAGCCTGTGCGTCGCGTCACCGCTGATAATGGCACATTAGGCGGGTTGAATGATGTACAGGCTAGTGACGCATTAGATGGAGATGTTCTCGTGTATCATGAAAGTGATAACTCGTGGCATGCACAGAAACTATTAGACAAACAAGAAATTAACGGTGGACAATACTGATGGCCTCAATTATTAGAATCAAACGATCTGGCGTACAGGGAAATCCCACTACCCTAGCTCAAGGTGAATTAGCTTATTCATATTTTAACGGCGATGGTGGCGATCGGTTATATATCGGTACTGGCGTTGAGACGGGCGGAGATGCCGTCAACCATACGGTAATCGGTGGTGCATACTACGTCAGCCTGTTGGGTGGTGAAGGTGACGCTCCGTTTGGTGTAGCTACTCCCAATACAGCACTGATCCTAGATTCAGATGGTAAGGTAGACACTTTATCGGCTGGTGGGGTCACGTTTCTCAATTCTCAATTAACTACCGCTGGTGACTTAACACTCTCGCTGGGTGGAGATTTATCTCTAAGTGGATCGAGAATTACCAATCTAGCCGAGCCGATTGATTCTGCTGACGCCACAACAAAATTCTACGTTGATAGTAGAATCACTGACCTTGCTCCAGATTTACGTATTGCTGGGGATACAGGATCTGCTTCGGTTTACCTTAAAACCGAAACGCTATCGATCTTAGGTGGGGACGGACTACAAGTCTCCGTTGATAGTGATACTAATTCAATATCGGTCAATTACGTTCCTACTGGTGTTACTAGCGGCACGTATGGTTCACAGACACAAATCCCCACATTCACAGTTGATTCAGATGGTAGATTGACTCAAGCTGGTGTAGTTGATGTTGCTACTCAACTTACAATCAATGGGGATTCAATATCGTTACTAGACTCTGATGTAACATTTGATGCATCCGACAATTTATTAGTCGAATACGACTCGCTAACGAATACGATCAATTATGCATTAAACGCTGAGGTATCTAACCTTACCAGTTTAGAGGTTGGTAACTTACGGCTTGTTGGCAACACATTATATTCTACCGATAGCTCAAATACCTTATACATTGATCCTGCTCCAACAGATTCGGACGGTGGTACATTAGTAGTCCGCGGTAACCTAGTTGTTCAGGGTACTCAAACGATAATCAACTCTACGGTAATGTCGGTCAATGACCTGACACTTACTCTTGCGGATGAAGCAACCACACCGGCAGAAGCTGATGGCGCTGGTATCTTTATCGCTGGTGCTGACGCGTCTATAGTATACAATGCCGCTAACGATGTTATTGATATTAATAAGGGTCTAAATATACTTGCTCCGTTCTCTATCAATGGAACGGCGATTGAGCAGGTAATCGACTCTGAGGTAGCAAATTTACTAACTGCTGGTGTAGGGATCGACTTAGCTTATTTCGATTCTGATAACGAATTAGTTATCTCAGCTGAATATGCATCGACCGTAAGTGCTGGTATAGCGTCTTTCGATTCGGCTCAGTTTTTAGTGTCAGCCGCTGGTGCAACCACGATATACCAATTGGATGGTGGTACGTACTAAAGAATAATTGATAAACTTTGAGTAAATCGTCATATACGAATTGAAGTTTATTATAGTATACTTGCCCTTTATATAAGGGATGAATGAATGGGAGTAGCCAAGCTTGGCGCGCAATATAGATATCAGGCTCCGTAGATCCGCGGTTCCTGGAAATATACCGACGGTAGAACAATTAAACCTCGGCGAGTTGGCAATCAACACAGCCGATGGTAAACTATACCTAAAGAAAAGAATAGATGACGTTGAACAAGTCGTCGAGGTTGGTGCTGATACTCGCTCAGGTCTCGTCAGTACATTTAATACGTATATCTACACGTCTGACGGAACATTACAAGCCGTAAATGGTGCGGATGACTTTGGCAACTTCCTCTCATACGATCTAGCTTCCCCTCGAAGAATTCAAGTATACCTCAATGGTGTTTTATTACATCAAGGTATAGATTATACTGCTCCAGACGGAACATCGATAACGTTCGCATACCCTATCGATGAAGGTCAGGTTGTTCAGATTGCTGCCTACAACTCCGATGGTGCATCGATCGATGCAGACCTGATACTAGATGACGGGTTCTCACTTACAGTCGGTACAGACGAGGAGACTAAGTTATACCATAATGGAGTCAATACCGTATTACGTCATATGGCGTATGGTGATAACACGTTTAAGATGCAGTGGCGGGATTCCGATCGCTTAGAAATGGGTGAGAACGGAATCAACATTACTGGCAATTTAACTATTAACGGTAATGAGCTAGTAACCGATTCTGACGTGTTGGTCCTAATCGATGGAACAGTTACACGTGCTTATGTAGAGAGCTTAGATCTAACGGCTGGTGCTATTTCCTATAATGCTGACAGTAATGGATTGTTGGCCACCAATGTTCAGGCCGCATTAGACGAATTGCAGCTCAATAAGCTGGATATTAACTCCCTGTCATCGTCGGTTGTTTTTTATCCTACCACAGCACTCTCAGATTTACCAGGAGCCAATAAACTCGTTACCTCGCTGGACGATTCTGATTATAATGATGTCGAGGCGATTGTAAATACCGGACTTATAGATTCTGATTCCACCTTCATAGCAACAGTTGTTTCTGACAAGGGGGTATTACAAGGATCTACAGGCACCATCAATATCCATACTATCGGTGATATAAGACGACACGCGGAAGACGGAACTGGATTAGCTCGGTTCTACTTTGAAGTATATAAAATAGATTCTGATAACAACGAAACCCTTTTAGGTACTTCCTCGCTAACCAAGCTGGTCGGCGACGATGGGGATGTTTTCGAGGAGTTCTACGCAGACGCTCTGATTCAAAGTACATTGTTTGGGTCTGGCGATAGAGTTGCGATGAAGTATTTTGGGATATCCGAATCCTCAAATCAAACTTCTTTCGACTTTAAGTTCGGTGGCTCACAACCGATCCGCTCAACATTCCCTGTTCCTGTAAACGTTATTCCCAAAGCAATAAGCCAAGCATCAGAAGTTGTTTCAAGCACC